ATGGGCAGAAATATATTCTTTCTCAAATATTCGATATTGGTTATATTATTTATTTCATGTAAAAGTATATCTGGTCAAAAACAATATAGTATTAAAGCTGATACCGCATGGATAGAATTATCGGGATTGGGATTTTATAATCTATCAATCATACACGGAATAGATTCTTTGATTCTAAAGTATGATTTGCGAAAGGAAAGAACTAAAGATTATGTTTATTTACTTTCTATTGAAAATGAATCTACAGATAATTACCTTTTCCATATTACTTTAATGCCTCGGGCTGTCATAGAAAGACCTAATATATTGGGCTTTATAAGGATCAGAGAGCAACCTTTCATTATAAAAGGAGAAGATTTCTCTTCTTTATTGTATAAAACTACTTACAAGGAATTCTTTTATGTTAGACGAGAATGGGTTGAAGTTAATCAAAGGACACAAGGATGGGATACATTTGGGATAGAGGAATTTACTTCATGGACACTATCTTATAATGATGGGAAAATTTCAATCATAGGCGAATATTTTAACCCGTTTAATCCATCAGGCATAAACTAAATTTGATTGCACATGAGTTATTCTTCCATCATGAGGTGGTGCCCATGATTTTGTGTAGGCGTTAACTACAAGGTTGAATTATTATCATATAAATTCTTTCAAACCTCCCCCCAAAAGAAAATGGGGAGTTTGAGAGAATTTTTCTTTTATAGGTTCACTCTTTTACCAAAGATAACTCAAAAATGATTGAATATCAGTCCCCAATTATGTATGGGCATTGTCCATTTTTCTCAATTTCAGCATAGACAGATAAACAGTCTTTTTCAGTGCTTCATCATACGGACGAGATGGAGGTTCTCGTTCCAAATCTGCGGAAAACAACGATTCCAAAGATTCGGATTTTTTAATGGACTGAGTCCGTTATTTTCAGATTCAAAATTCATATCGAATGAATATTTTCCTAATCTTCTAATATGTTCAAAAGCAGACTCATTGACCTCAAATACTTCCTAGTGAAGCTGCGTTATGATTTTCTAAATATAAACGGTATTCCGCGATAATAATATTAGTAAGCAAATTGAGGCAACGAGCTGTTATTTGTAGCTCATCTTCCTGTCTTTAGCGAATGATCCCGTCCCCTATAAACCATAGAAAAACCCTAAGGGCATACAGGTGTTCCCCTTTGTTTAGCTGGGAGTTTATTTTCTTTCTCAGAGACTGGTCCAACTCTTAAATATTGTATCCCCAGAACAAGTACAATCCAGAATTGGCGATCTATGCCAAGATATGGACTAAATGTAGTATGTACATTTATATCAGCGACATAAAATGTATAAAAATAGGGTATACCCTAAAATAGTACACTAAAATCTACCTGTTTACTCAGTTTCAAGGTGTATATATTTGATACTCTAAAAATATACTTTATACTCGTGGAACTTATCAGATTATCTAAAAGCTGAATGACCAAAGTCAAGTATCTTCGGGTTTCAACTGAAGAACAAAAAAATCAAGGTAGTACATAAATTCAAAAGAATTTACCAAAGTATTACTTGTAGTAGGCAGTGTATTGCCAATCAATTGACTTTGCTTACTAGCCATAAGTAAAAACTGCATCAATGGCTGTAGTTTTTAATCCTTTATTATAACCAACCAAAGCAAATTTATTCTTTATTGATAGAGGTGTTCAGTATGTCTGTAATCAGTTCAAAGAAACCATAAAGAAATATAAATGGATAGAGCAAAGTATGAGTGCAAAGGGTAATTGTTATGATAATGCTGTGGCGAAATCGTTCTTTAAAACTTTAAAAACAGAACTTATTTACCAGAACTCTTACGACTCTAAAATAGATGCCTATAAGTCTGTCTTCAAGTACATAGAAGCTTTTTATAATACCAACAGAAGGCATTCATATTTACAATAGTTGACCATCAAAGAATTTAATGAACAATACAAATTCAAAAACAAAAAAGAAGCCTAACTCCGATTCACTTAAAATTGTACGATAAAAGCTTGCCTAATTAGCAATCTAATTTAAGCAAAGACAGTGAGATAGACTTATTCATGGTAAATCTAGTACTATTACAGGCAATTCAATCCACCCTTCAGGCGGAGCTTCTGACACAGAGTCGCAAACAATTGATTTTATGCCGTTTACCTCCATTTTCATTAGGTCGTAAGGTTGTTGGTTTCCAGCCTTTTATTCAAGATTGAATTTTCATCCAATTGGATTGATTTGCCTCCTTTTACCAAGGGTGTGTGCAAATCGTGTACAATGAGTTTTTTTTCGTTATTTCTTTTTTTATATCTCTGTACCTAATGTATAAGCCATATTATTTCATGGAATGGAATCTAGCTGTAAAAGGATATGATGCAATAAAAAATTACAATTATCTCTTTTATGTGTAGAATTGAAAGTAAATTGATTCCCCAATATAGCATTTTCTTGAATAGATAATAGATCACCTTGTGGAGTAACATTGAAAGGAATCCTCATCTTGTTTATTATTTGTGTTTTAATCATTTCTATGTCTCCTTCGAGCACAAATCCTAGTAGTCCTCCGAAGTTCTGGCCTTGCGAATATTTCCCATTAAAGTAACGATAGACCCCTCCATCATATTTCAAAAAATCAGGTCTATAGGTGTCGTAATAAACATACTTATTTATTAGGTCTTGTTTTTCATTTAAGTTTTTACATTCAAAATGGAAATCTCTATTTTGCCAATAGGTATTATGAATCGTAATGTCATAATAACCTTCTATATCCTCATCATTTGTATTCTCGCCAAATGCTCTAAAATTCAAATAAAAATCTCTACACTTATTGTTTAACCAATTTCGAATATATTTCGCTATGGAATCTTCTATTTTAGAGTGTTTCTTAGCCTTTTCTTTATTGATCAATTGTTTTAATTCTACTCTATCATAGTCCTTATAAAAAGTTAGTAGATGAAAGAATATCCAGCTTTTCCAAAATTCATCATCTAAACTCCTTAACAAATTTGTATTATTTGGGAATGAAAAGGCTGGTCTATTTACTTTGATATATTCTCTCTCCATTCTAATTGGATATTAATTGCTTCAAAATATATTGTCCATCTTCGAAAGCTTTTGTTTCTGTCCAGTTTTCGTTTATATTCCTTTTTACAATATAAACGCAATCTCTCCCAAAGATCCTTTCCTGCCCTGTTAAGAAATTCTCATTTGGATTTTGCTCAAATATTTCGTTTAGAATATATCTTTTTACCTTATCTGATGGAGGCAAATTAGGATTTTGATTTAAGGAGACTTTCATTACGATTAGATCAAAATCAGCTGGTGTGAAATCAATTGAAACGGGATTAATAAGATATGGATTAATAATATCTGCTAACATTAATTTATAGTTATCCAGTAAATCTCTGTACTTACGCCCTATTTTCTTTTTAGATTCTGATGAGAAAGAGTCCCTAATTCGTTGTTTTTCGATATAAGTTAACTCATATAAATCAAATATAAGATCATTCAATTCTTCTTTTTTGGCATCATAACGATACTCTCCAATAGTTAATTTTCTACTTATTTCGGAAATTTGAGATACAATATTTTCATCTAAATACTTAGGAATGGGTATGTTTTTAATTATATTTCCATCAATCCTGGGTAGGTTATCGCCTATTCGTTTTTTATCTCTAATATTGAATATATAATTTATCAGAGTTGAATTAAGCAATGCTGTTATGAAATAACCATAATCTGAATTATGGAGCTTTATACCAAATATATTAACAGAAAAAACAATTGAATTAGGGGTATAAACGGCCTTTATGATATTGCCTACTCTTGTTAGTAATATTTTACAGCCTCGAAATATCTCAGGATTTCTGGCTCTTTGAAAATTCTCATTATTTACTGATTCAATATTTATATAACCATCACATTGATTGATAGAAAATGGGGTTATGTTCGAATATTCATATAGAAAAGGAATACTGATAGAAGAACTTTTCTCTTTCGATAAGTAGTGAGCCAGGTCAAAATCTTTCTGATATTTTTTTCTGATTTTGAGGTTCATTTTCTTAAAGTCAGATTCCGCTATCCCCCAATACTCCGCTATTTCTTTATTACTCTTTCTTGTCAAGCCTTGCAAACTATCCCCTTTTATATTCAATAGACTTCCTAGTGTATTCAAACTATCCAATCTTGCAATCAATGCTCTGTCAAATTCATTTCCAATCAGAAAATCTCTTAATTTGATTTTTTGAATTCTTAATTCTGACTGATTTATTTTAATTGACTTATCTTCTTCAATAATTAAAAGTTCAAATGGTTTTTCAGAAAATAATCCTAAATCTACAGAGTAATAGTCTATAATTTCTTTATCTGTAACATCTTTATTGGTGAATATAATCGAGATAACACTTTCTTTAGCCTTTTCAAATAATATTTTTTTTACTTTTGATAATTCATAAAATTTTTCAATACTATAAAAAGAATAAAAATATTTTTGAAAACTTACTGAATCATTATAAAAGCTCGAACTATTAGACACAAATCCAAATCGGGTACTAAAATTACTCCAATCTTTTATTTTCAGAAAAAAACATTGAGATATTTGATTTTTTTTCACTACACTCCCTGCTTTTGGAGGATTTTCTATATCTTGATTAATTTTATAATTATTCAGGAATAAAATTTCTGTATTATATTCTTTTGTATCTGGTATTTCGAAAAATGGCGGGTTCCCAACGATATAATTAAAAGTTATCTCCTTAAAAGGAATTTCATCACTCTTCGTCTGTAGAGTGTTTGCACATTTTATGTTCTCGAAAAATGAAAATTCACTAAATAAGTCAATTTTATTATTCTCTTCTAATTTATGTGCAATATATTCTTTGATTACCACAGGATCAATATCCCTAAATATTTGGAGAGAAAGCGAGAATAGAGTGAATCTTTGTGCCGTTTTTTCCTTTTCTATACCAAATATATTTTTTGATAGTAACTCTGTCCTAAATCTTATTTTTTCTAAATTATCTATAGGTTCAATACCTTTATTACGAGCAATTTCTAATAATCGTTGAAAAGCAATTATAAGAAACATACCTGAACCGCAAGATGGGTCTAGTACGCTACCCAATTCATTATTAATTATAACATCATCAATAATGAGTTGAGCTAATTTTTTAGGGGTATAGTATATTCCGTTTTCTTTTTGTTTCTCAGATAAAAAGACTTCATAAATATAACTTATAAACTCAATAGGCAAAACATTAAATTGAAAATCAAAAAGCCTCAATTGCTTTGTCTCAAAATTCAAATTAAAGGATTGTGCTATTAAACTACATACTTCTTTTGTTAGGAATTCATCTTTTATCGTAGGATGATCGAAAAGATTATTATTAAATATCGCATGAATCTCTTTAAACAGTTTGTTGATTAGATGCGAATCTCCCTCATTCAATAGCTGTTTGTAATCTAATGATTCGTTATTAAAGTAATATCTATAAAAAGTAGAATTGATAATGTGATTATCCTCTAAATACTTTATATAAAGTGTCCTATCTATTATAGCCTGTACAACCTCATCTCGTTTATGTTCTTCAACAATCAAAGAAAAAAGCAACTTGCTTAATTGATCTTTTAGAGCTTTTAGCGTTGAAGCCAACTCCTTATCTATCCCTTTGTATTTGGTTTTATCTATGAAAGAGTGATAATTTAACCAAAAAGTACCACTATCAAATTGCCAATGCCTAATAGTCTCAATTTTTTCTATATCGGGTTTAGAGGCATTAAAAGTATACAGAATACTTTCTTTAGAGTCAACAAGTGGTGAATATTTCGCATAGGACATCACAATATCATCGCTATTTGGACGAATATAAAAAAGCAAATCAGCGTCATTCTTATTCCATATATATCTCCTTACAATCTTTAAATCCTCTTCTACCAATGAGGTCGCAACAAGATAGAAAGATGTATTGGTATTATTGGGAGAATGGTAGTAGAAAGTCGTATTTTCTAATTGGCTCGTTAAATCAAGACTTTTCTCAAAAACAAGTCTGGTTGATTTTAAATTTCTCTCAAAATCAAAACCTAGGTCAGTGAAAAATCTCCTATATTGTAACATCTATAGTTTTTGTTACAAAGATAAAAAAAATCATTTGTGATAAAACTTTTACATGTAAAATCTAATTTATAAATAATGAGAGATTGAAAATCACAAATCTAATGTTATTGAAAAATTGTTATATTTATCGCCCCCCTGATCTTAGATCGCTGAGATTTACCTATAATATAGAATTACATTCGACTTGAAACCAAGTGTATATACCGATAAAATATTTTCAGATATATTTTCATTGCACGCATTTTTTGCACAAGCCCGCTGAAATAGCTGTTTTAAGAGCAAAAAAGACAATTATAGAGAAATACAGTTCACCTGTGAAGTCAATATACATCTTTTCTCCTGCCTTATGCTCAATATGCATGGTTGGATGTGTTTGACCCGCTTATAGACAGATGAAGTTATTGAAACGGGATCGGGCATAACCATCCAGATATTTGCTTAGATACTCTTTGTGTAATTGTTCTCGGGTGCCCCCTTTGCGTTTTAACTGTTCGCTTATGTAGGGTAACATGGGCTCCAAATCCAATTGACGACTGGACTTGGGTGTTTGGTTAGATGAGATATGAAACAGGTTGGATAACTCGTTGTCACTCATCTTGAAAAAGGTATCGTAGTCAATGCCGAAGTGATGGAAAATCTGTAAATACTTCTTTACTGTGTTACGGGCTCCCCCCAGAGAACTGCCAATGGCTTTGGTGCCTTTTCCTTGCCCGTAAAGACGAACCACTTGTTTTACTTTTTGCATACTTATCGGTTTATTTGACATAATGATCTTTTTGTTTATTTGTTTCTAAACAAAAATTAACTCTTATGCTCGAATATGACAAGTACCTGATTACCTTTTTTTTTTTAGGGGATCAATTTACTTCGGTACAGAGGGATCAATTTGCCTCGGGGGATGGGGTCAGTTTAGACTGGCGGGAAAGGGTCATTTTTTAGCAGATTTTCCAGGTCTCGGCTTGTGGTTCTCCTTTATGATCGGTAGATTGGGTAAAACCTACTTTGAATTGTTCTACTTCGTATTCTTTTTGATCTACAATTAAGTGCACAGTTACACCAGCTTCAACAAGTGGGAAAGTGAAAAATTTACTTACAGTATCTTTGATATTCATGTCATGTGTGTTTATTTATTAACCCATCTGCATTCGAAAACAGTACTTCCGATCATTATTTTCTTAGCACTTATTATTAAGGAGGTTTTAATGTAAGCACTTCCCGTTTGCATATAATTGATTTCCATTAACATACATGCGGAATCGGTAAAGAGAATCTTTTCGAGAGGGGGTGCCGGCATCGTCGCTAAATACGATCATTCCGCTTTCGTATTTACGGGGATTGAGTGCCCATTGAATAATAGCTTTACTCGGTAGGCTAGAAAGCTCCAGTTTTATAATTTCGGCTTTTGATTGTACTTGCCCTTTTCCGTCTATTCCCTTTGCAAAGGTATAGCTGCATTTTGCCAGTTCTTTTGAGTCGTCGAAAAGTTTGCTTGCATTAATACTTTCAAGAGAACCTATTCTTAAATGTGTTTTATGAGTAAACATAGCGTGTTATATTTTTAATTTGAATATTAGTTAGTCATCTTCAAGAATTGACTTTATCTCTGCCTCTATTTTTGGATATTCATCGGTATGTGCATATAGTACTTCTCTCAACTCAGCGTATTTCTCAGCATAAAATTTTATTTCTGCTTGATTCTTTTTATGGTTTCGCCAAACAAATAAGAAAAATACAAGTAGAATACAAAACGCACTAGCTCCGATAAAAAAAACGAAAATAGCATTAGACCTGAATATCTGGGCTTCTTTTTCCTTTTGATCAATATAGAAACTCTTGTCTGCCTCCAATAAAGCAGGAGCATTTTTTTGCTGCTCAATCTGTCCTTGGGTAGCCTTCTCCAGTTTACTATATGCTAAGGCTTGTTTATAATCACCTATATTCTCATAGTATTCAGACAGAGCATCCTGCATTTCTTTAATTGTGTATTTATTACTTACTTTGGGAAGATCCAATACAATAAGATCGGCATATTGTTTGGCTTTTGAGAGATCTTTTATTTCATTATATATTTTCAGAAAAATTAAATTTATTTTTTGAATTTGTACTTCGCCCATAATACCCATACTCAAGGCTGATTGATAATATTCAATAGCCTTTTCATATTCTCGTTTACCATAACAAGTCGCACCCAAATTAAGGTAAAGTTGGCTTTCTTCAAGTTTATAATCCGTTTGTTTGGCTAGATTTAGACCTTTCTTAAAATAAAAATAAGCACTATCTAATTTATTATCCCCCTCGTAGGATCTACCAATATTGATAAATGTTTTTAATTTTCTTTGATCTGTATTTTCCACTTTATTATAATACAACAGCGCTTTTTTATAATTGATGATAGCACTATCCAAAAGTTCTTGCTCGAAATAGATATATCCAATATTATTCAAACTCTTACCAGCTAATAAATCGTTATTTGATTTATCAGCTGCACTCACAGCAAGCATATAGGATTCTAATGCTTTTGGAAAGTTACCACTTTCATCGTATAACTGGGCTGTATAATAATTAGAAAGAACTGTATATTTTAAATCTTCTTTTTTGTTGAAATATCGCTGAGCTTCAAAAATTAAAGTGTCTTTAGTAATATCTGCTTTAGTTTCATATTTTGCCCCTACATAAATTACTATGTATTGCATATAGCTTTCTTTATCCATCTTTTCAGGATTTTGAAGGGAAGCAAGTAAATTTTGAGCAATAGCGGGTTTGCCGATACCTAAACTATCCTGAGCTTGTTTTAATAGTTTTTCTTGCGGATTATCTTTGTGACAAGAGAACAATAAAATACCTGTCAACAGACAGAATAAGTATTTAAGAAGTATTTTCATTTAGTAAAGTTTGAAGTGTGAGAATAAAGTAGCTATCTATCAAGTCATTCATCAACCTTTAAGAGGGTATCAGGAACAAGAGTAGTCTGATTATCATTCAGAGTCGGTTTTGTTGCGGATTTTGCGATTGTATTGGCATCTTCTTTGCCTCCACCGTCTGTGCTGCCTATACCCATTTCCTCTTTTTCACAAGAAGTAAATGATAATAGAACAATACAACTTACGGCCATCAGTAAAAATTTAGTTTTCATTATCTATTTATTTGTGTGTTTAAAATTAAAGCAATCAAGATCACTTTTGAGTTGAACTAATAAAGAAAAGGTATTGCATTTGAATTTTTATAGAGAAAAATTTATTTAACGTTTATTGCGTGAATTATAAGAAAACAATGAGAAAAAGAAAATACTTAAACCCATTTTTACTCAGATAAATAGGCTTATTTTAGGTGATCTCATTACCTTCATTTACTTGATCAGTCCTATCAATATAGTTTATTTTAAACATATCGAAATGTTCATCTTCAGGTAGTGATATTTCGTCAGTTTTCCATTGATAATTGGGGAATTTATCGAAGTGTTCGAAGATAAATACTTGATGGCAGCTCACAAAATCCGTTATTACGTTTTCGAGACTGTAGTTTATTACTCTTGTATCTAATGGGAATAATTCGGCATATGCAATGAATGTCATATCTCCATCCTTATCTTTTTTGTAATTCTTTAACAAGACTCGTATTTCTTTCATGATGTAATAATTTTGATAGTTTTTATTCTATTTAAGAGTTTATGCCTTCGATGTTATTTATTCCACCGTTGAATATTTTATTATCGGAAATGAGAAAAGGAAATTAGACTAATACAATTATTAATAAGTAGTTTTTTGTATCCATATTTATAGTTTTGAATGAATATTTTGTTTGTAGTTCATTCAAAGGGCAACAAAAAAGACGTGGTACTTACAAGTCCGCAGCAGAGGTACTGGTATACCCGACAAACGAAACAAGCAAGCCCACGCCTATTTGGCATGAGCATCGCACATTTCATCTCGCTTGTCTTTGAAATTTACCAGTTTTCTGCTACGAGGTGTATTGTGAATGCTAATCTATATTCTATTTAAAACGACACTACGCTTTATACTATAAGGGCAAAGATATAATATTAAATTCTTTTGGAAAGGAGAAAAAGCTCTTTTTAGAATTTTTATTGAACAGTTTTATTATTTCATGTTTGAATATTTGTCTGAATGGTAGATAAACTCTATTTTGATTCTTTGAAACTAACTTTTAAACCCTTTATTAATAGTTCTTTTTTTGTTTTTATTATACCTAGATGGATCTAAGATATCATCTTCATTTATTTCTGATTGAGAACTAAATGACAGGTTGTTAGGCAAAATAAATCCGATATCCTGTTTCATTTTCTCAACAATCTGATTATTGTTGGCTATAGCGTTTAGTCCATCTTTTGCAGAAATATTAAAACCTATATTTAGTAGAAAATAGTTTTGAATTGTCTTATAGCTAAATTTTTTCGAAATATCTGAAGCCTTAAAGACTATAGGATCCTTGATATTTGAAATAGAAAAAGAGAGCCCGTAAGTACCTGATGTATTACTGTGCTCATTTACTTCTATATCAACTTGATTCAAAGCGACCTTAAAATCATCATAAGACGATGAGTCATTCAATACTATGAAAATTTTATTATAAATAATATGTTTTTGTTCTTCAAGGGCTAGTATATCAGATTGTCTTAGGCTTAAATTACCATATCTATACTTCTGTGGCAGAGCTTTGTCTCTAAGATAAAAAGAAGCACCTACCAGTCCATAAGTATACCCTGATTGTCCTCTGTCTGTAACAAACCTCATATAACCACCTTCATTTTCGAATAGGGATTTAAACTCACTAATTGTACTGGATTTGGAAAAAGCCTTATCCATTTTAGCTATTAGCTCATCCTTATAAAGAGGTTTAAATAAGTTATGTTTTCTAAGTATATCCCCTAATTGATTGTAAATATTAGTCCCTAATAGCATTTCATATTCAGTATTTACTCTTTTAGTTATAGGGTTAATATCTTTATATATAGTATTATTTAAAATTGGATGTAGCATTTTGCTCACCTCTTCTATTTTTAATCCTTTCTTTAATGCATTGTCAAAAAAATATTCTCTTGCTTTTATCTCGTTTAATGATTGATTATCAAATGTATTATAAGTGGTTTCTCGCAAATTATACTCTAATTCAAGATATCTGGATATAGTTTGACTTCTATATCTGATATTCGAATCCTTTATGTGTTTACCTTCTCTGTCAATAGTTGTAAATAAAACATGAAAATGGCTGTGATCTTTATCATTATGCTTTATTATTGCATAACAAGATTTTGAATACCCTAGAAGCTCCATATATTTATTTACTATTGCCATAAACTTATTATCTTCTAGATTATCGCAATGAGGTAAATTGAGACTTACCTCATTAAAATGTTTTTTAACTCTTTTGTTAAGCAGTTCCACCATCAGACAGTCGTTTTTAAACTCAGTTAGTGAATTAGCCCCAAGTGTTGAATATAAAAACTCAGCTTTTCCATTATTTATTTTGGTCTGATGGTATTCAATCTTGCGGTTCAAGGACACTTTTTCAAAAGGAGCAGGATCAAGTTGAGCAATCATTCTTTAAGAGTTTATCTTTTTTATAATATCTTTTAATTCTAAGAAATATCCATCAAATTTATCGAAGATTTCATCAGGTGAAACTACATTCATGGCATTACATAGTCTGGCAATCTGATTAACATTAGTTCCAATCTTTCGCACCTGAAAAACCATTTCAACATCAGTCTTAGTTATTATTTTATTATTTAAAACAACATCGCGTATGTATTGTGAGGATGTACATCCTAAACTCTTTGCTTTAGCTTCAATCTCTAGTTTTTCTTCGGCAGTTATTCGAATAAATATTCTTGAATTTTTATTAAAGTTCATACTTCTATTTTTTTATTAAATTGACCGAAGGGAGTATCCCTTCAATGATAATTGAAGCAAGGGTCTTTGTACGTACAAAGACACACCTTGCATCGGGAATTGAGTGTCTGATTTTAGATCAGTTTCAAAATATTTTTACTGTAGGAAAAAAATGATATCCAAGTTTTGTTACATTGTTACAATATAACCTATATTGTTTTGATATCTTGCTTATTAGATATGTAACAACTGTTTAATTACTTGTTACATAGGTAGCAATCCTTTTTTTGTTACATTGTTACTTGTTTGTTACACTATTGTTACTGAATATAAATAATTGAAGAATAATATATTATATGCATTATAATGTTTATTGTAACAATAGTTTATCAACTAGTTCTTTTTTTATGAGATACGGACGTCCATTTCTTTTTTCCTCAAGTATTTCTCCATTGTTACCGCCAGAAATATAATTATATCTTTGCTGTTTCAATGGATATATTTTCAATTTATTTTGAAAAATATTTCTCAGCTGTGTCTTTGAAACTTCAAAGTCCAACTCATTTAGAAAATGTTGTATATCGGTAGAACAATATAATAATTCATCTTTCTTCGACAGACTAAATAATTCAGAAAACAACTTCAATATCTCAACTTCGACTGTTCCTTGATTATAAGCTATAATTCTTTTTAATGCATCTGTTTTAAGTAATTCAGGAGCAAACCACATTCTCGATTTTTTTATTGTTGTAAATTTCCGATTCTCAAGGAAATGCAAGAAGTGCGGTATTTCTGATTTCATTTTATCGAGAATAGTAGAATCTTTTCTAGATTCTGTTATTTCCTGAACTTTTCTGACCCAATATCTAGTCTCGTGGGGACTTATTTTTATTGCATCCAGATCATTATTAGCACAGAGGACAAATTTTGCAAAAAACTCTGTTTCGTATCGGTCTTTTCCTTTATACTCAACCTTATAGTATTTAGCAGTACTTAAATTTTTGATTCTTTCTGCATCTTCACGTCGATCAAGTAAAGCTTCATCAATAGCAATAATAAGTTTACGAGCCCAATCTCCATTAAAAGGAGAACGAAAATCTTCATTTGTATTGAAAATAACATTGTTCTCAAATATCATTTTCAAGAGATTAAGAAAAGTTGTTTTACCTGTGTTTCCTTCAGGAGAAACTAATAGGATAATGGGTAATTTTTGTTCAGGATGCAAATAAAGCAATTGCATATAATCTAATCCCAGTTCATTCTGTTCTTCAAATATATGGCTGATAAATGAAAGAATATGCGGGCAGTCTCCTTCATTTGGTTGATGTGAGATTAGTTCATATTCATTATAATAGATATATGGAGGCTTGCCAATATCTCTTTTATAATTCACATGGCTTGGAACAGCACAGAAACCATCATATTTCTTAATATTAGGCTTGGCTTTATCTTTGTAATCTTGCTTAAAGGTGTCATATGTCCACGCAATACGAGTTTCGATATATCCTCCTTCAAGTAGTGGACGTTGACTTATTTTGTAAAGAGTAGTTCCTACTCTTATGTAATTCTCGATCTCTTCCATAATTTAATTAAATAGAAATAAAAAGGACGCAATTATTTAGATTGCATCCCTTTAGTTAATATTCGATTAATTTCATTACGGTCATAAAAAATTACACCACCTACTTTAGTATAGGATATTTCTTTGTTATTACGCATTGTTTGTAGTTTTCCATGCGAAATATTAAGCATTGTTTTTACATCGCCAGATTTTAGCCAACGTTCATCTGATCCTCCTTGTTGTTTATGTTCTATGCGATCTAATTTCTCGAAAACTCTTTTTGTAAAATCTTGGAAATCTTCAATTGTAACTATTTGCACCATTTTAAATTCATTTTAGTTCAACAATAATTTGATGGTGCAAATATGAATTGATTTGAGTTCGATTGACAATTAAATAAGGACAATAAATAAATAATAAAAAATAAATATTTTACTTTATATTAGAATAGTGTTTCTTTATTTCTGATATTAAATATTTATTATTCAGTCTATTATTCTTTAGTAGGAGAGAAAGCAGTTCTGTTTGAGAATTAAGAGCTTTACTTAATTCATTTTTGAATGAATCTATTTTTATTTTTTCTTTTTTATCATTATTGGCAATATAAAAATTACTAATGAGAATATCTACGGTTTCTTTCTGAGTTCTCACCAGATTAAAAAGTTTGTATTTTAAATTAATACTAGCTCCTTTGTTTTTATGGTTAATAAATAATGCTAGAATATTAGCCACAGTGGTTTGGTTATAATACGTGTTTAAATTAGAAACAGGCCATTTGATAATAATCTTAGTCAAGGGGCATTCTTCTTGAATTGGTTTTATATATTCAAATTTATACAAGTGCTGGAGCATATTAATAGATATGATATCATCTGTTTTAGTTATTTCATTATTAGCTATAATTGGGGAGTCTGTAAGTTCGACCTTATTCAAAATATTACTACTATTTTGTCTATTTGCTAAATCTTGATGATAAATATCTCTCATATAATTATTTACTTGTATATTGATAATGTATTGAGGTGTAATACTGCTAAAGGCTCTTAGCACATAAATATATTTATCCATTATTATCTCTTTGATAAATAATGGATAAGCTCCAATAAGCATTATAATATAACCAACAAAAGGTAATCCCTTAGAATCGATTAATCCCAGTATTGATAGCTCAATCATAGAAAAGCCTAGTATAACAGGCGAAAAATATTTAATTAGTTGATATTTGGTTAGAGGTGTTTCTTGTTCTGCTTTTTCCATATTTTTTTATTTGAATAAATCTTTTGTTTCGTTTGATATTTTATTCTCTGTAACTTTCGAATAATTTTTTGTCATTTTTATATCTGTATGTCCTAACATATTGCTTACAGCTTCTATAGATACCCCTTTTTCTAAAGTAACGGTTGTAGCGAAAGTGTGCCTTGCCATATGGAATGTCAGATTTTTATTTATACCACAGATATCTCCAACCTCTTTCAAATAAGCATTAACCTTTTGATTAGAAGGAATCGGAAGTAGTACCTTTTTGGTTTCACTAATAGGATGCTCCTTATAATTTTCTAATATTTCTTTTGCGATAGAATGTAATGGTATAGTTGATTTAATATTGGTCTTCGTCCTATTAACAAATAACCAATCACCCCCATCTACTCCTTTTGAAATATTGTTTTTTGTCAATTTTGCAACATCTGAATATGCCAATCCGGTGTAGCATGAGAATATGAATATATCTCGTATAATAGCCAGTCTATCTATTTCTATTTCTTTTTCCCGAAGTAGCCTTAACTCATCATCCGAAAGAAATTCTCGTTCTGTTTTTTCAATGGGACATTCAAAATTTATAAAAGGATTTTTTTCAATCCAATCATTTTTTATAGCATAATGAATAATGACTTTGAACATCTTAATATATTTCATAGTCGTATTATGATTGCATTTTCTCGTTATTTTCATATAAATCTCAAAACCACGAATAAAATCAAAATCCATTGCAGATAAAAGCATATCTTTTTCGCCATACTTTGTCATGATATATTCTTTAATATGTTTCAAGGTTGTAATATACCGAGTATATGTTGCTTGAGCATAATCAATATTAATAAGATTATAAACCATCGCATTATGAAGTTCAAAAACCTCGCAAACAGATTTACTAGACATTATAGTTTTTCCATTTAATATTGCGACAACCTGTTTTGGTATAATCTGTTTTTCTTGCCTTCTGTAGTCATTTCGAATATCCATTACCTGAGCACGAAGGTTATCCATTAAGTCCTTCACTCGTTTTGCAGGTGCACTATTCCCCTTTATTTTTCCTTCATTCCAAATCTGAGGAGTAGTACGTTCTCCTGTTGCATATTCTGCTTTTTCTCCGTTTATGGTAATCCTAAGATAAATAGGAGCCTCTCCTTTTTTATTGATCTTGTCGTTTCTCATGTAGAACAAAGCAGCAAAAGTATTTCTTTCTGGTGGGTTCATTAGCATTTGTTTTAATTCGGATACCTATTTCATTTTAGAGATAAGGGTATTCGAATAGTCATATTAAATAAGAATTTGTTTAAATTAATTTATATCTGTAAAAATACAAAAAGCGTTGATATCAAACAATATCAACGCTTTTAAACTTCTTTAAATTTTCAATCAGTGGAGCTGGAGGGACTCGAACCCTCGTCCAAACAAGGAACTAATTTGCTTTCTACATGCTTATCTTTGCTTTAATTGTCGGGAGTGAGCAAGACCAAAGCCACCAACTCAAACCTTATCTTCTTAATTTCGGACAAGGACCGAAGATTTCCTTATCCTATCCCCGATTTACCTACACCACCGTATCGAAATGCTTCGGAGCAACAGCTTCCGGGTGATGTCTTGTCTCAACACATGTGCCGAGATTAAGCTATATCTACTATACTTCGATTAAGCAGCAAGAGCGTAATTGTTTTCGCCAGTTAAAATTTTGACGTCTGAGATTATAGTGCTAGCCGACTACGCACTGCATGCTTACAAACCACTTCATCTCGCTGTCAAAACCGGTCAGCCCCATGAATCTAATAAGTTATCCAGTCTGAAATAAGAAATATTATCAGCTAGGATATCTATCATACAAAGATAAGTTATTTTCTATATTCTTGGCTAATACATTGAATTTTTATATAAATATTAAGTTTTGTGTTATTTCTGTTTACTCCAAATATTGAGAATTAAGTACTCAAGAAAATTTAATTTGACATTTTACTCCTATTTTAGTAAGCATATCCCGGAATCGATCTTTGTAATTTTAAAAGTTAATAAACACATCAAAAGATAGCCAATAATATTTGATATGTTTTCATAGTATTACAATAAGACTTAGTTAACAGGAATACAGCCTTAAAAGTATATCAGGAAATTGATCTGTTCCCATTGAGCTATTTTAGCCATGGATTTCTTGCCGCAATGTAAAGAAGCGTTGTCAATTAGCTCTACAGTTTTTTCATTTATTTGGAATGCAAATTCATCTGAGATGTCAATAAATGAATTACATATATTCTATATTTTGATTAATTAGTGACTACCAGTAAAGGAATGATAATATATTAAGAGGTTATATTCACCTAAAATTTATATTTTAGACCAAATGAATGCCCCTTTCTTATATTTTCATAGTCAATCTGGTATTGGTACTCAAATCCTATATTATGATAAAATACCCCTCCTCCCAAACCAATAATATCTAATGTAGAATAAGAGCCTGAGATAAAAGGTTGCCATACTTTTTCTTTATATATGGAAGTTTGGCGATATACAGGGGTAAATTCATAATTAATTTCTTCTAATTTATTATATTGAATAACAGGGAATAGACGAAGTTTACCTTTATCCATATCATCAAAAGCGATAACATCATAAGATCGTTTCAATACATAATCTGCTATTATTGCTGCAGTATCAACAATTTGGTAAATATATCTGGTTTCCGTTATCGATTCTGTATTTCCCGTATCCCGGTATTGAATCTCAATCTGTTTCATTGGTAATATAGGCTTATCTGAGCCTTCCTCTTTTAGCGGATTCAACTGAATGTTACTAACAGCCCCTTCATAAGTTTCTCCATATACCGACGTGCTTTCTATCTTGTGTTGCATAGAAACTCTACTCACTAAAAAAGACAATACTCCTCCAACGATGAAAGAGATGGATGCTATATAAATATTCTTTTTCATCATTTTGTGTCAACTGTTCCTTTTGAAAATAAAACTTGCTTTCTGTTTCGTCCCTCATTATAGGATAAATGAAGGAAATAGTTTCTACCATCGTCATATAATATGGATTGATCCCACTCCAAATCGGAATTGATTAATTCTTGCTGAAGTTTCCGAGGATTATCGACTCTAACATCTGCTGCTTTCCCTTCTTTATGCTGAGAGTTAGCAACTCCACCTACGGCTTTATTGGTTTCTTCGCTTCGGAAGCCACTATTAATAATCATTGGTTCTCCCCATATATCCCTCAGGGGTTGTAGAAGATCCACAACTAACTTTTTTAGATGCATAATTTGTGTTGAATTGGGTATATTATCAATTACCTTAGCTATAGCTGTATTGGAATGACATAATTCTTCCAATGTAAAATTTTTACTTATCTGTGTTTTCATTTTGTTCCAGTTTCTGTTTGTCTATTTGATTTTTTATTATTTCGGCTATACCTTTTATCAGATCATCTTTATTATCGAGTATTATAGATAATTCTTCAAGGCTTTTATTCAACTTTCTCTTATCTTTATCATGAGCTTTTTCGAGAATAGATCGCCCTTCGATAAAAATAAGGAAGCCTGCCACTATAAATGTTATATACGGAAGGGGATAAAAAAATGTTCCAATACAATCGAACATAAAAGCAAATAACATCAGTGCATAATATAACACTGATTTTGTTACAGTACGCCTCAATCCGTATGATGTTCGAGCTTCGCCCCGTTCTTTAGCTTTTCTATAACCGCTTATCAGATCTACAACTATTGCAATAGCCACCATCAGCCACATTATTGCTACAATCAGCAGTTTAGATCGAAGCGATTGATAATCACTATTTAAAAATGATTGAATAAATAATATCATATTTTATTTTATTCTTAAGAAATTCTCATTCCTTTTATTCCTCCTTGCATCTGTATTGTCTCACAAAGTCTTCCAAATACTAGATGCGAAAGTTCTCCTTTCGAGTAATATCAGCTCCCGATAGAATATCAACCGGGAGCTGAAAAACTGATACATATTATTAACTCTAAATTAAATCATTAGGGTCTTCAATGTCTACTAACTCAAAATCTTCGGGAACTTCTTTTATTGACTTTCTTAGTTTTTTACCATTCAGAAAATGTAACTCTCCTAAATATACGGCTGAGTAAAAAAGCACTCCATCTGATTTTCTTTTCCATGCCTTACCTTGTGGTGGTGGTGATACATCAGGAGTAGTTTCTACATACTCCTGTTCTTCCAAAATTATTACTATTTGCTTGATTTCTTTTTCTTCCATAATGTTTGTTTTAACCTAAATTACTAATTGGGTATATTTTACTTGCTAACTGATTCCAATTGGTTGCAGATTTATATGTGTTAACAAGTCCATCTGGAACATAAATACTACAATAACCTGTTATTGGATTATTCCAGTTATCAATAGCCGACATTGGTATAAATACAGGAGATCTGAGTACAAATACAGCACCGGGTACAAAAGGAGACCATCCACTATTTGCACCTATTTGCAATGATGCTGGCTGATATGTCTCTGGTAAATCTATTCTAGAAATGAGTCCTGATGTCCCTTGATTATTCCATAATCTAAAAACAGAACCACTCGCTCCTTTACAGGTTAAGTTTCGAATCTCTATATTTCTAAATTTCCCACTTAATAACTGAAAGTTATCTAAAGAATTACCTGTTGTGTCATCAATAATAAGGTTTTGTAACACAGGAAAATCCGCTCGAAAATAAAGTTGATTACCTGTATGCTCAGAGAATCCATTTACCTGAACAGTCTGTAAATTACTAAAGTTTGGAAGATTTACTTGATAGCAAGTATTAATTATAAGTGTAGACAAATCCTTACCCCAATTATAATTAACTTCATCTGCATCTGTCGTTGTAACGCTAAACTTCTCATCTACTGTTATTGAGCTATACCCTTGTAAAGGAAGCCTAAACCGATAATATTCTATAGCTCCTGTCACTTGTTTAGCTAGTATCATTCCTTTCCTTTTAGTTTCAGAGTATCTCCCATTCATAAGGAATTTTTCTATTGAATAACAGTTCTTTACAGTATTATATCCAAAAGTCGGAACAGAATCCAAAGTCTCTTTCTCAGCGTAAACTCCTACTTTTTTCAGATTAGGTAAGTTATTTAATTCGGCTTTACCAGCTTGAATAGACACTTCCTCTAAGGTATCAACATCGTTTATTAGACTTCCAGTTCCACCCCAGTATCTAGCTTCATTAAACTTAACAACACCAGACCCAGTAAATAATCCTGCAGGAATATTCTTATATTGAACCTCATCTATACTTACTTCACCATCCTTATTAGTGTCATATTTCGCTACACAAATAGCTTTTACAATATCATCCTCAAAATCAATAACATTGAGTAACACACCATAAGTAACTTTCAGCTCCGGCATATTGTCATTTATGCGAGTCAAAGTAGCTTGAGAAATTGAATCAATATGAATCTTTCCTGTAATTACTGCTACATTTGTTGGATTACCATTGTCATCTTCTCCGGTCATACTCAGTAAAGCAATCATCACCTTTGCAGAAGTATCTGTAGCATTAATATTAATCAAACGAACTTTACCTAACTTATTTCCATCTGTATTTACGCATTGTTTAACCAATTCATAGCCATTAATGCTAGGAACATTTTCGAGAACAATGGTATTCAGATTTAAATAACCTTCGAGTGTAAGTATTTTTAAGTAATGCTGATTCTTAACATAAAGCGCTGTAAAACTAGCCGGTAAGTTAAGTGTCTTCAAAATACCCGATGAAGGTAATGTCAACCCTGTAATCCCTGAACCTCGAGCTTCTACTTCTTCCAGAGAATAGCATTTGGTTAATTCCAATGACTGTTTTAGATTAGGACAATTAGCGATATTTACCTTTTTGAGCATTTCATTAGAGCCTGTATGGAGAACTGTTAAGTTAGAGTTCTTATAATCTTTTACCAGACTACCGATAATCAACTCTTCAAGTGCCAAAGCATTTGTTATATCAACAGTACCCGGATACTTGGCCGATAGGTCTCCTAACGATTTTACCGCTGATATACCGTATATGATAGTCTCTGTATCGTTAAATTGTATCGAAGGAGCTTCCACACTATAAGTTTGACCTGCATATCCTCTTATAGAATCTGTTATGTAAGATCCATACTTGATTTGGACATAACCGGCTTTAGTAATACCTATATTGAAATCGGCATTAGGAGCTACCCCACCCCATATTTGGGGAGTATATAAACGCATAGTCGCGTAATCTTTCAGGTAATCTCCGGCAGCATATTTACTATCGAGATACATAAACCTGTTTTTTGTCCACCATACTCTGTGTCGGGTTCGACTCCCTTGCAGAGCATATAAATAAGCTCCGTTACCTGAAGATAAGAGAGGGTCTATGTATTTAAAGAACCCATCCCTGTTGTATACTGCCTCACACCATTTATCAGATTGTCTGCTTTCAAGCACCTCTAGTGTTACTGAAGTCGACAATACCTGTTGTTGTCTTATTTTCTGGTACAATGCTGTTAATTCGGCTTTATAGGCTGTTTCAACCAGAGTCCATAATTCAGAGTTCCAACCATTCCAAACGTGCCCGTCTCCATGTGGGTCTTTTGATTCGATATTGAAGTCAAACGCAATCTGTCCTTCATTATTGATACCCAATACAGTATCATTATCGTAGAAAATAAAATACCAAAGCAATTCGCCTGTTGCCCCTCTTTCTCCATAAGTAGTTAACATTTGATTCTTAGCTCTTTGATCGACCATACCGAAGATTTCAGTAGTCAAACAGTAAAACAATAACCAATCTACATTAAAATGCTGGGCACATTCAGCTTTAAACTTAGAAGGATTTCCTTTACACGAAACGATCCATTGAAGTACTTTACTTAGATTAGTAGCATCTTGGTTTCCATCAGGATAACGACCTTCAAAATCGTTCGACCAAGCTGTTCCTGTAAAATCGGCAGACTTAAACAAACATCTGTCAGAAGTATTATTTAAAAATTCCCAACTTTCGCAACCTTCGGTAAATCCAAATACCTGAACTGATGATTTATCATCATTAAAGTTGTATTTTCCTATAAACTCTGTGTTTGATGCTGCCGATTCTTTATGAAATATAAGTATCGGATAACCATAGACTGTGGTTCGCACTCTATCATCAATATTCTGTGGTTTTACTTTGTAGTTAAGTTTCCTTAGAGCCTCATCAACAAGAACAGCTATCCCTGTATTATGAGTACCCGAAGACTCTGCAAAGTCGGCTTTCGTACAGAACACATTTGCCGGTATTTTATTACCCTGCATTTGGTAAGCATCTAGCTGCTGACCTGTTTCGGACAGAATAATACCATCTCGAAGTTTAAACTTAAAGTTTTTTCTAGGATAATATTGCGAGGATGTACCTTGCACATCATTCTGAACATTCGTTGCCGTAAACGAATTGTACGGATTCTGCCTATCTTCATAGATGATATCGCACGTTTTCTTATCTCCTTTAAATGTTGGTAATTCACCTACAAATGTAAGACATGGTAAGAAATTCAATGCTTTATTGTAATCTACACTGCCATAATCGTCTATGACATTATTGAAATCATACTTCTTTATTTTTTCGTCAAAGTCCTCGATATCAAAAATGTAATTTCCAAAAACCTGGTCGTAGTTTAGATTATTTTCATACCAACGTACAGTATAAATCATAGACGTACAACTCTTATTACCTGAAGTTAATTTTAGTCCTTGAGGTGTACTTTGAGAGAAATTATCAGTTGTAGGGTATTGCAGTGATCCTGACATCACTCCATCAATGTATAGATATACAAGCCTGTTTTCTGCTAACTTCTGAACAACAAATGAAATACTCGTTTTGGATGAACTATCTAATCGAGCAGACAATGTTGATTGTGCGGAACTGATTTGAACCGATGATGGTGTTAACTTAATACCTACTCCTCCAAGCATACAGCTAACTACTTCTGCCGAAGCATCTGTAACATTCATAGTAGCATATTCTATGGTAAGGGTCAAACCATTTAATAGTACAGCACTTGAGAAAGGCTTAATTCCTATTTCAACCGATGAATCACCTATCAATCGCAAATGATTATCATTATTCTCATCTTTCTGCCAACCATCTTCTCCCCATAGGAAATTTTTAAAAATAGCATCATAATCTCCAAATGCCCAAGAAGCTCTGTCACTACTATAATTTGATTTACCAATAGCAGAGGCTTTATAACGTAAGTCTCCTTTTTCTTCCGTTATATCGTATTCAGATGCTATAACATTGATGTTTACACTCTTTGTTATTCCTTTACAGCGAATCTCCATTTTTACTGTGCCTTGCTCATAAGCAGCATAGCTCCAATGTTGACGAGATCTGGGAACGGTCAATGATTGTTTAACAACATCATTTATGACCAACTCAACAGTCGTTGTGGTACTTGATGGATCATACACCAAATAAGGTAATTCGATAATTTCGAATTGAGTAACTTCTAATTTTCTATATGAAATTGTAATTACCGGTTTCGTAACCCCTGCATCTGCATAAATAAACTCATAATATAGTTCATTACTTACGAGCTGAGAGCCTTCAATAGAACTTTCTGCCACAACCCTGATAGAATTAGCTCCTGATATAAGACCTGTAAGGTTCTTGGTCAACTGTTTACCTGACGCAGTAGTTGTTTCCGAGTCTATTTCAATATTGTTAAGCCAAAAGCGTATCTTTTTCTCTCCCGATCCTATGGGCGTATATCTAAAAGCGACAGGACTTGTTTTATAAATTATATCATCCGCAAATGTTGATGTAACAACAAGGGTAGCTTTCTGAACATTAAAGGTTATACTTCTGACATTTTCATATCCATCAGTTACTCTTACTCTAACAATATTAGCTCCCAGATTTAGGTGGTCTTTAACATTATATTGATTATCTCCCTGATGAATATTTCCACTAAATGCAGGAATACCATTTACTGTTATCAACACTGTTCCGTCTCCGGTATCATCACTAGTTTCCTGATCTATAGACGTGAAATTGTATCTTATTACAGCATCAGTTCCGTCTCCAACAACTAAGGAAGTTCCTCCTACAGCACGTACACGCATAACGATACCCGAAGGACCGGTGCCTCCTCCGCCACCTTCAGGCAATACTATCGGATCACCAACTACCTCTCCATTAGAGGTTAGATACAGAATATTATCCTCTGTATAGCCTCCATCGATTTTCGCTTTAATATTTGCATTCAACAAAGTCAGTTGAGCCTTAATGCTTTCCAAGTCTGACAACAAGGGAGATAAGTCTCCTATTAATGCAAATTGAACCCAACTACCATCAGACTCCCAAGAACCTGTTGATTCTCCAACAAATTGGTCGAGTACCCAAGTTCCATCTAAAAGTTTGTAGGTTATAATTTGTCCTAAAATACGATCCGATGCTTTTACCTTTTTTCGGGCATCAAGGGAGGTTGAATACGATACGTTATCTTTATAAGTAAGATTTATTATTCCTGAGGTAAGCTCAATTGCATTACCTATATCTTTTCCTTCTGAAGTTAATTGTAACTTATTCTCACTATTTATGTAACAACTATCTGCTTTTCCGGCAATCTTATCCGATAACGTTTTTACGGCATTAGTGATTGCATTATTCAGATTAGATATATCGACATTATTCGCTAATTGTCTCCAATCAGCATTATTTTCCCATGAGCTTACACTATCTCCGGCAAATATCTCAAAGATCCAATTTTTTGAAGCTAGTTTATATATGATAAGCTGCCCCAATGTCCTATCCGAATTCTGTACAGCATTTCTCGCATCAAGAGAGGTTGCAAAAGCATAATTGTTTTTTTCTTCGGAAACATTCAATGCTCCTCCTGAACCAACAACTTTCCAGCTCGAATCAGCTTTCCAGCTATCATCATTATATATATCTACTGCAATAGAGTATTCTATCACAATTTTTTCTTTAGTACGATATACCAAAATTTGATTAATCTCCCTAAGGTGATAAGGAACAGCCAAACGAGCCTCCGATTTACTGTCATAGTCATACTTATCGGTTACTTCCGAGATATTTAGCACATAATTAGCTTCTATACCTCTCCAGTGTGCGTCCGTTCCCCACTGACTAATATCTGTACCTTCAAATACTTCTTTAAACCAGCAATATGTACTTGTACCTGTAACCTTAGCTCTATATATAAGCATCTGTCCAAGCCCCCTAAAGTTAGCAGGCACCGCAGATCTTGCAGCTTTTGAATCTACAAACTGATAATTGCCAACTTCTTGAGATATATTTAGAAAACTATTCTTAGGAGTACGTAATTCGAACGCTTTTGTTATAGCATCCTGAGACATCGAAGAGGTCTTCGAATTACCTGTTTGCTGTAGACAAGGATCTCCTCTGTAAGGTAATTCATTCCATGTATGAATGCCATCTCCTAATTTATGCTGGTCTGAATCTAGTTCATACCCAACTTCTCCTTGTAGAAGCATAGGATTAATCTCTGCCCAACGAGCTTTGGTGTCCCGTCTATGTTGAAATCTATCTGCCATAATTAAAAATTTATTTTATTGTTAATTCTTTTTCCTTTATCCGACTGCATCTCCGCAATCAATAATTCTGGCACCACCATACACGGTATCTGCCCTTCCCCCGTCAAATACTCTTGACGAAGTGCCAAAATCTTCCCAATACTCTGTTTTTATCCAATCTGATGTGTTTTGTCCGGTAAATTGTTGAGCTAGCCAGTCTCCTGTAAATAATCTGAACAATACCACTTGGCCAGGAGCTCGCAAAGCATCTGCAACAGCATTACGGGCTGTTGTTTTATCCACATAATCAAATTTTTTATTTATCTGAGATACGTTCAGAAACTCTTTTCTGTCTGTTTTATCTTTTACCGCTTCCTTTATATATGCATCCGCCTCAGTTCCACCTATGGTAATATTTGTACTACCAAAGAACATGTCAAATGCTATGGTGCCGGCATCAATCTTCATATCAATCTTTGCCTGCCCATTATCCATGGCTAGCCCTTCGGGACCACATGCTATATATGGATCTAGTAATTGACAAGGGATACTCTTTCCGATTTTGACTTCGCTCCCTTTGGTCAGTCGAACTATGATGTTGAATGCTCCGGCATTAAGGTTTCGGGTCTGATCAGCAGTCAAGTCAATTTGAAAAGTATTAGTATCAATATTTGAGATAGTTGGTAATATTTTATTTGAATACGGAGTGAATAACTCTACTAATTTGGTATATCCACTAATATTCAACAACTTCGCCGGATTACTATTGTCATATGCAGCGAATTTAATATTCAACGACTCACCTTTATAAAATTTCAAAGCTGTCATCTGTTTACAATTTTATTGTTATATTCTTTTTTTGTATTCTCACACCTTTTCAAAAACAGTTCGCTTAAAATCTTTTTTATCCACTGACCAAACTGTAATTGTATTCAATGAAAGCTATAGTCGAAAGAGCCAATGGTTAATATACTATAGCATACATCAGATATGACTTTCCTTTTGATTTATTCAATTTCAGGAACATACCGAGTGATATAGGTATTTTTGATTGAGTTTTTCTCTGTACATGAATTTACCTGTGTCTTTATTTATATTATCAAATAAAAATACTTTTTTCGAGTATCTTTTTTGATATCACTTCAACCGATTCACACTATATACCATTGTATTTTAAATATTTATATCAATAAATAATAGTATGTAAGTCCATGCATTTTCAATGTTTCCTGAAAACTACACAACAAAGGAAATTATTTTCAGTTGATAAAACAACTAAAAATGTCATTTTAACAACTTTTACCAGTCTTAATAGTCACTAATTTAAAATTAGCCCTTATATTTGCACTGACAATTGTTACAAACACAACCATTACTTATGAAAGAAAAAATCTTATTACAATTAAAAGATGCTGTAAAAAACAGCACATTCTCAGAACGTACATTTTCGGAAGTAGCAGATGCTATAACTAGGGCTATTACAAATACTGGAATTGAAGAAAATAAAGCAGGGACGTTTTTAAACGATTTGGCAACTATATTCAATACATTCCAAGGCGATGTAAACAGGCAAATCGTTGAAGCTGTAAAAAAGTCAGAACTTTTAGAAAAAGAAAAGATCGGGAATAAAAAAACTTCGGGAAAAAGGAGTAAACCCGAAATCAGCACAAATAAACCTTTAACAGCTAAAGATATTGCCCTTATTGTTACAGAAGCTAATAAGCCTCTATTAGAAAAAATAAAAATAATCGAAGCAGGTTCAAGAAAATTAATTATTACTGAAGAAGTCAAAAGACAGCTTAAAACTCAATACAAGCTTAATGAGGATCTGTGTGACAAAATTATAGGATACTTAGATATTGGACCTGAAAGCACTGTTGAAAAAATTACGAAAAACGTACTAAAGGAATATAACGAATTGGCTACAAGTTTTGGCTTGCTAGAATTAATCAAATAGCCTCTCAATTCAGATATGCCTACAATATTTTTTCAACATTAACAACATTAACATTACCAAAGGAGTGATATGGTGATATTCAATGAATAACAAACAAAATAATATTGATGAAAATTTAGTAACCAACGGAAACTGGTTTTAAATAATTAATTAAAGGCAAGATGGAGACATAAAAAATATAACCCATCTGAAAAAGAAGGATTATAAAGTTCTTAAATATTATTATATCAGACAAATACTGATGCAAACAACTTAACAAGAAAATGAATTACATTTTCTCAAACAATTAATTTATAAACAAATAAAACAAACAAAAATGGCAAATTTAACATTAAAAAAACCAACAGCTACACTTACTGCAAATTTAGGTTTATCAATCGGTCAAGCCGGAATCTACTGGGCTGCAAGAGGCAAAGTTTTAGATTCTACAGAATGGACTCATTTGGGTGTTGTATTAGTAGGAACTGGTTCTATCACAGACGAAGCTCCAACAAAGACAGATATCAGCGTTGAGGAACTGGATACACCTATCCACACAATCTGGGATAAAGCTAGTGGAATGGTATACGAAGGAGATATTCCGGATTTATCTATAGAATCAGCTATAAAGCTTTTAGGTGCTGAACAAAATGCCTCATTCGATAACGTAGTAGGTCTTACAGGTCAAACTTTTGTAAAAGAAGGCATGTTTTGGCTACAATCTCAAAACGGTAAAGGAATTGTATTTACAAATGCTTCGTTAGTAGCTAATATCTCAGGTAATGCTACAAAAACAGAAACATTAAACATACATATCCAAGTAACAGCCAATGCGGGAGGCGGAGCCGGATTTGAAGAAAAAGCAGTAATGCTTATTAACTAACCGGGTACAAATCAAGTAAGAACCTAAACAGGGGGTGGGAATACTCCCACTCCCTGTTTTAATAAAAAAATAATTATGCAAGAAGCTTCAATAGATGCACAAGAACAACAAGGTGCCTTATTACTCAACAAAGCCATCAAAATCAGTGTAGGTAAATACATCTACCGCATTAAACCCATGAAGAAATATACAAACTGGCGTATATCGTATCATCTGGTTTCACAAAAGAAAATTAATCCGGATATCGCAGCTACAGTAGGATCAATGCGTTATTACCAAATAGAACAAGCCAAAGTATTATCGCTCGCCATGCTGAATAACTATTGGAGGATAAAACTACTCCATTGGATTTATTGGCGTATACTACTACGCAGGTTGACCGAACAGGAGTACACTATTTTGTTGTCGGAAGTTGTGCAGAGAATGGATGCAGGTTTTTTTTTGCACAATATCGAGATGGCAGAGAGGATAAACTCATTGATGAAAAAGAGGACTCAGGAGGAAGTCTTAGTTTCCCCAGCAGAACAGAAGCCGGATTAATGGCTTCATTCATCGAAAAATACCATGTAACGAAAAAAGAATATATGAATATGCCGTGTGCTCTCATTTCGCTCATGATGTTAGATGCCCCCAAGGTATTGTACGGAAAAAAAGTAGCAGACCATACTCAGGAAGAAATAGAAGAAATAGCATCAAAGAATAGAAATTTAAAACCAGTAACCATGTCAATGGCTGAAATACTTAAACAAAATGGCAAATAATGATACAGGATCTTTATCCTACTCTTTAAATATAGATACTTCACAAATTTCTAAAGAAATAAGAAATGTGGAGAAACAACTGTCTACAATCAGCATGATTGCAGATATGTCAGTAAATACAGATGCAGAACAGATTATCGAAGCTATTAAAACTGCATTAATGGCCGAAGATTTTAAGCTGAAGGTCACATTGGATGACAGTTTTAATAAAACCATAAATCAAGCCTTTTCAATAGCCGATAGTGCTGCAAGCGGTGCATTAGAAGGTGCGTTATCAAAAGGTTTAAAAGGAGGGATTGCAGGCTTTGCTGTGAATGGAGTAATGGCATTGACAGGTGCCTATATAGAGTATTCAAATGAGCAGGAACGCATACAAATAGAGACTGCCAAAACTATAGAAGGAATAGATCTCCAACAACAGAATGTAAATGGTTTGTTTAGTGAGTTAACGAATCTAAACAATAGTACTGCCGACAATAATACCACCACTTCGGAGCGGATAAGATTATTGAATGAATTAGCAGAGATAGAACCTGCATTAGCTGAATCTATAAGACAGCAGGCGGATGATCAAAATGTACTGAATGCAGCTATGCAACAGTACAATACTTTAGCTGAGTTTAAAAGTTTCTCTCTTTTTCTCGCAAACGAAGATAAAGGATTCTTCTCTGATAATCTCATGGAAACTTTAAATGAACTGGGAGAAGTTGAAAACAAATTAAAAATAGCGGAATTAAAAGTACAAAAAACCTATGATAAGGCATATGAGGTTTTTAATGGTGGAGTAAATGGAAAATATGCAAAAGACTTAGAAGGGCTGAGTGATAAAACTCTAAAAAGCATAGATCAAATATTTGAAGCTAAAGAATCCGAAGCTAAAAAGCTAGAGAATTTGTCAAATATATTGAATAGAAGCACTCAGGGATTGGCTGGAGTGAGTTATTCTGAATCTGCAGCCCAAAAAAAAATGATCAATGTAATTGGAGGTAGCCTCAAGGACGATACATTGAAGGAGTTCCAAGGAATAAGTTATGATTTTGGCAAAGAAAAAGAAGCAGCAGAGCAAGCTATTCTCGAGTTTACCGATAACATCAAAGCCCATATGGCTGTTAAAGGCTTAGATATGAAACAAAATGAAGATGGCATAAGAAGTTATATCAAAACATGGGGAGATCTAAGTCAATATGCTCAAGAAAAGATTCTAGTTCAACTTGGTATTGAATGGAACGACCCAAAGCAAAAACTGAACCAATGGCAAACCGAAATACAAGGTATTTTGGGAAATTCTATATCTATTAATGTAAATACCACAATGCCACAGGTTATTGCAGATATACGAAGTAAATATGCTGTATTGAAGCAATCGATGGAAAGCTTAGAGCCAATCTATATAAAAGCTAAATATAATTTAGAGAACAATATTCCTCTTGACACGGTCACTCTAGCTGGATACAAGCAATACACTGCAAACCAAGAAGTTGCAAACAAGTACAAAACTGCAGCAGCAACGATGCAAACTGACCTCGAGCCACCTAAAGCAACTCCTCCGAATATACCTAGTGGTCCTAAAAAAGACAAAATACTTGAAACTTATAAGAAACAAATAGAACTCATCAAAAAACTGAGTACTGTATATAAACAAAATAAAGAAATATGGAGTGATAATGTTGCTTTGGATAAAACTTTTGAAAGCTATAAAGATCAATTAGATGCTTTGGAATTAAATAAAGATAATCTTAATATAAAAAATCCTAGCGGTTTTTATAAAGATATTCAATCTAAAGTAGCCAAAAACAAGGTGAGAAAAGAAGCTATAGATCCAATGGTACTTGATGACCTGCTAAACATAGAACAGGAAGGACAAAAAGAAGAGTGGAGCAATTTAAACAAAGAAATAGAAAAAACTAAAAAAGCCTATGAACTATATGACAGTCTACGTAAAAAAATAGGAGATGATAAAGCGAAAAAATTTGTAAAATCTGACACCGGAGTAGAAATATCGGCTGACAGTTTTAGTAATTATTTTACAGGAATGATTGCAGCAAATAATACTATGTCTGAGAAAATGAGTAATGATTTAAATGAGAAATATGCTGCAAAAACCAAAGAAACTTTAACGGGTCTGCTTCAAGAGTTTCAGACCGCCGATGACAAGCTTAATGCTATAAATGATAAATACGATAAGTATAAGACTGATCTCGAGGCTGATAAAGCAAAAATAAGTCCTGAGCGATACAATGCCACAGACAAATTAATAAATGAAGGAAGGCAAAAAGAAATATCAGGCTTGAGCGATGGTTTGTTAGAAAAATCCGACACTTATAAAAATCTTTTTGAAGAAGCAACCAAAGCATCAGAAAAAGAGATTGCATATTTAATTGAAAAATTCAAGACGGCTATTGCAGAAGCAAAAGACTCTTTGAAAAATGTAGACGAAGGTGGAGATGGTTTGTTCCATCTCAACATTGATGGAAAAGAAATTATCCGAACAAAGGAACAAGTAGATGATTTTGTAAAAAAGTTAGATAAAGAAGAAAAGAAAATTATAGAGAAAAATCCGTTCAAAGCTCTGGGAAAAAGCTTTAAGGATTTAAGTGAGAATTTAAATTCCTCCAAAGATATCAAAAATAAGATTAAGACGTTGGAAGAAAGTCTTGAGACTGCACCGGCTGAAGAGACTGCAGGTATAAATACAGAAATAGATTTATTAAAAGGAAAGCTGAAAGGTGTTGATGCACAAAATGCCACAACCTGGGCAAATATGGCAACCCAGATAACCAGCGTTACAAAACAAGCCACCGATTTAGGAGGTGCTTTTGTTTCTCTTTTCTCATCTCTTTTTCCTGAAGATACAGATACTGCCGGCACAATGACTGATATCATCGGAATTGTAGGCGGAGTCGGTGAAGCCGGTGCAGGCATTGCGCGCATAGCTTCAGGAGATGTAATAGGCGGTCTTACACAAGGCATTAAAGGAGTGGCTTCTGTTGTGTCCTCAATAACCTCATTAGGGGATCGAAAACATGAAAAAGAAATACGACGTCTTCAAAAAGCTATTGACGAATCTAAAATAGCCTATGAAGATTTAGGGAGGGCGGCAACCAAAGCTTTTGGAGATGCAGCATACAATGCACGTAAGCTTCAAATTGCACAACTAAAATTGCAACAAACCCTTCTACAGCAACAGATAAAAGAAGAACAAGATAAAAAGAAGACTGATAAAGATAAGGTAAAACAACTTGAGGAGCAATATCGCCAATTAGGAATCCAAATAGAAGATGGCTTAGGTTCAATATTGGAAAGTATGCTGGGAGGCAATATAAAATCCTTTGCAGGTCAGTTGAGCGATGCTTTATTAGATGCTTTTATGAAAGGAGAAGACGCTGCAGAAGGCTATCGAAGTAAAGTAAAAGATGTCATCGGCGACATTATGCGCTCTATTATCAAACAAAGATTAATAGAAGATGTACTGGGAAAAACTATCGACAAATATGTCAGCAAATGGGTAGATACAGAAGGAAATCTGACTAAATCTCCTGAAGAAATGCTGAAAGACATGGTATTGATGGGTACTGAACTAGAATCGAAAGGTGATGTTCTAGCCAAAATGCTTGAAAATTTACCTGATGATGTAAAGAAATATTTCCAAAAAGAAGCTGAATCTCAACAACTATCAGGATTATCAAAGGGCGTGCAAGGAATGACTCAAGATACCGCTATGATACTCGAAGCCTATATGAATACTATACGAGATGTGGTTATCTCCATAATGATGAGTAACGAAAATCAACTGACAATATTACAAACTTCACAAATGATACAATCACAAATACTTACCGAAGTATCTGCCATAAATTCCAATACTGTAGCTCTTAATAGAGCATTCCAATCGGTAATAACCCAATCGGGTGGTGATAATGGAGCCGGAATAAGAGTTTACGTAAAATAATAAAGAAAAACATGGAAGACAATAAAGAAATATCAAATTTATTACTGGAAAAAGCTATTGATTTTAATCTTTGCCAACCTTGGCAAGATGCATGGAATGATGATTTTTCAGCTTTAATGAGTATGTATAAACGTGGAATGGATTTTTGTATAGAACACGATTATCCATCGTTAGATATTCTCCGGCAACATTTAAAAGGAAAAACCGAACCTTATAATATATTCATAGATTCGCATAAGGAGGTAGACATTTACTCGGATACAGCAGTAGTTGTAGGTGACAGTTTAGTCATAATAAATATCTCTGATTATGGAGTACTCAATTTATATGTAAGGCATAATTCGAAAGTAATAGTATACAGCGGTGACCATTCCATTATAAATATTGAGACTTATGAAAATTCAGTATTAGAGGTGGAAAATGCTCACAATGTAAATGTATATCAATATGATAATTCGATAGCAACAGGAGAAAGAGTTATAATTCATAAACGAAAACGAAATGCAAAATAATTTTTATATACAGAAAGCCGGCGAAGAAGCAAAAGATATCTTCGCTGAATGGGGCGTTACTATAAATGCGACACAAGGTATGCTTGAGTTACCTGAACTGAAAACACCATTTACCCGAAATTGGATAGAAGAGCAAGGGTTGGATATTTATATTCCCGATAGAGCCATATTTGCAGATAAAGAAGTAGAGATAGAGGTAACTTATCATGGTGTGTATGGACGTGAGCAATTTCAGAAATTCATTTCCTATCTAGTCCAACCTGCCGAAAAACAATATGCCAAAGAGAACAGAGACGGTGTATTCCAATTCTTCTCGTCATACCGAAACACGGGTGCACGTCTTGTATATAAAGGAATGTCATTTTCAAAAGAGCGTTACAGAGGACAATGTTTCAGAAAAGATACAGTACAAGCAACTCTTAAATTTATGTGCCCAAACGGGCTTTCATTTGGAGTATCAACCTATGGAAAGCCTTCAAACTCTTTGACTTTTACTATCGCAGAAGGGGAATCAATAGATGTATTCTATTCGAATGGAGAACGGGATTTTAATAAAACGAAAACTTTTACAAAGCCTGATATTCGTTTTTGTATAATTAATCCAAGCAGTATCAATTCTGTGGTAGTTTCATAATTACAACAAGTATAACCAAACTTAAATTATATCAAAATTATGATACTGAAAATATATAATCCTAAAGGGGAATTAATCTTGGATACAAGAGATTTCACCTATTCCGGTGCTTCAATGGGGGAAAAGACTATATCTACGACCCTTTATTCGGCGCATAAACTAGGCATAACACCCAATTGTTACGTAGATTTTAGAAATGAACGATATGTGATACGCAGCGAACCGTCCATAAAACGCTCGGCTTCTACCGGCTCAACAGGTGATGCTTTTCAAACTACTGTCACATTTACATCAAAACAGTACGAATTGGTCGATTGTGATTTTATGGACTATGTACTAGGGGACGACATGTATTATACAGGAATGGATTCATTTTCTTTCTCGGGTGATGTTTATGACCTTTGCCGAAGAATCCAAGCTAACCTGAATGAGTTAAAGACTAATAGATGGATTATACTAATGCCTGTCAAAAACTCAGATACTCCTCAGCCTGTTGAGGAGATTGGATGGAGTGACAGAATATTGGAAGGAGAAACACTTCAGATCTCTGTGTCAAATGAGAATTGCTGGAATGCCCTCACACGTGCGAATAGCGATTTCGGTTTTTTCTTTTATCTGGACACTTCCTTAAAGCACATCTATGTAGGAGTTGAATATCCGGAGTTTAAAGTCGGAGACGAACTGATTACTCTAGAGTATGGTAAAGGGAAAGGACTGTACGAAATCCAACGTGATGTTGAAGTAAACACTGTTATTACCAAGTTAAGGGTCAAGGGTAGTAACCGTAATATAGACCAAAATTACTTGCGTACCGAAAAATTTCCACGTTTTACCCAAAATCTGCAGTTACCATCCTTTAGGCAGACACTTAGCCAGTCACGACCTGTAGACTATATACTTGCACCTCAATCCACAATAGATTATTTCGGGTTACGCCCCGGCAACAAAACCTTTGATGATATTTATCCATCTATTACCGGTATGAAAGATGGGAAAGGAAATCCTATTGATGAAATTCTTGCTATCGATGAAATAAAAGATGGTATGAATGACAAAAATGAATTAGAGCAATCGCACTTTTATGTTTATCTCTATGATCTTGGGTTTGACCTTAACAAATTTACGACATCCGAGGAGCCGACTATGAGTATGAAAACAGGATATTGTGGTGGTATCGAATTTAAGATAAGAGAAATTTTACCAGTCACCAGCGGTCAAACATATTATACTAATGGTTGTCGTTGGAAATTTCTTTTAGAAAAAGATACCAGTTCATCCAGTAATTATGCTATACCCTCTGGTAAGATTAAGCCTCAGAAAGGGGATAAGTTTGTTCTACTAAATATTTTAATGCCCGAGAATTTCGTTTTACAGGCAGAACAACGTTTAAAAGAAGCAGCTCAAAAATATCTGAGCGAAAATTCACAAAGCAAGGTTAGTTACACTGTAAATCTAGATGAGATATACTTTGCGAATAGAACTTTGGTTGCCGCTGTCCTTAAAGAAGCAGTCAGCCTACGGGTAATTGACAATGAACTAGGTGATATGGTCGCGAATGATGGCTCGAAATATACCGTAAAATCGATCCAAAATTTAGTAATTACTTATAAGGAAGGGCAAGACATACCGTCTTATCAGGTTACACTAGCCGATAAAATTGTGTCAGGGAGATTGGATCGCATAGAATCGCAAGTAAACAATGTGGTAGTGAATAATATACATAACAGCACTCAAAATGAAGAAATGATTCGTAGTGCGGTCCAAAACAGCCGAAATCTCCGTGAACTAGCAACCAAAATATTTGACTCAGAGGGTTATTTCGAATCAAATAGTATCCGCCCCAATACAATAGATACTCAGTTTCTATCCGTAGGAGCAAAAAGCAGTGACTTCACAACTAATAGGATAACCATGAAGGTGTATAAAGAAAATAATACTTTCAAGGTCTCACTTTCGGCAGGATACATCAACCATCGTGCATTATGGTGGGGAGGCGGAGGAACACTGCCTACAGACATTAATAAATTTACTTGGGCTATAAACAATACCTTAATACAGGTATTGCCCGATAATAATAAAGATTATTATATATATGTAAAGGCAGATCGCAATAGCCATCTAGCTACTTGGTTTGTAAGTACCGTGAAGATACAAACAGACGAAGATAGAAGCTATTATCATTTATTGCTTGGAGTTATCTATCCTGAACAAGACAACAGGCGTGATATATCTACTGTCAACGGAATGGCATATCTTTCGGGAGGATCAATATATGGAGACATTATAAAGTCTGTAAATTATGCTGAGAATGGAACAAATGAAGGGAGTATGTATGACCTCAACAATGGGAATATTCGTATCGGGAACGAAAAAAAAGGATTACTCTTTGATAGCTTGTCAAAGCGTTTTAACCTAAATGGTATTGATATCGGCTTGAAAAATGAATTAGGAGAGCTTGTTAGTCATTTAAACGGCGACACAGGTGCTGCCATGTTTGGAAAAGGTTCTCAAATATTCAATGCGGATGGATCTTTTAGTCTGGCAGGAGGGAATATTCTATGGGATCTGATCAACGGACTAAATGTAACAGGAAAATTTGAAAGTCAAAAAAACGGAGATCGAATTTTAATAAATCCTACTTCAAGAGCTATCACTTATATGACTTCTAAAAACCAAATAGTTGGCCACTGGTCATTTTTTGATGCGGGAAGTATTATTCAACTATTTCATAGACCTTCGGATTTTCAAGTTGATGAAACTCAAATCAATGGAAATAATATTTCTTTTAATATCAAAAATACAAATAGCAATTTTTCTCTTTCTGCAAGAGTTGGAATACAAGGAGCTAAATTTGATATAAAAAATTTCCCAACTAAAGATCGCTTAGCGAGTTTAGAAGTAGGCGAATTCTACCGTGATGGAGATATTATTAAAATGAAGATTAGCTAATATAAAAAGTTACTTACACTTATTAAATTAAAAAGCCGCTACTTAGTCTTTTACAGATAAGGAGCGGCTATAATATTTTACAATAAAAAAAGAATCTTTGTATTACAAATATATTAATCACCCTCAAAAAAAGTGAATATAGACACTGATTCAACAAGGGATAATTTAGGAGATATTTATATTACGAAACAATATTCTTTTAACTATAATTATTCTTGACAGGTACTACTTTATACCAAGAAAAAGAAGATAGATTAGCACTACACTCATGCAATCTCCCATCTTCTTGTATATATAGAATTGAATTTTCGCTAAGAATTTTGCAGTAATTACTCAAACAATCCGAATCGGGAACTTTAGCTGATGAACAATAAGCAGTATCGCCTACCTTAAGACTGTCACGGGTACATGGAATTAATTCGCATACAATTCTGAGCATGGGCGAAGAAAATGGAAATATAAGATAATCACTCATATCCATCTGAATAAAATTTCTACCATTATTAAATCCTATTGTAATACCATCTCCGAAATCGCAGGAGTATAATAAAATATTAGCTCCTGATAATATTTTCACATTATCCATATAATTAGTTTTTTAGCATTTCTTTTGAGTAAAAAGGGTATATAATATTAGATATACCGCTTAAAGCTTTTTCGCACCGTTATATTGATTGTTAGCCTATTATATTACTGACAATTAATTTCACTTACGTTATTTTTGTAGTTCATTTAAAAACATCCAGTATTCCTGATAATATTTTGGATGAAGAGAGGTTGGATTAGATGCATCATACTCGGCAAATTTAGCCTCAATAACATCTCTGTTATTCTGATCAGCACTGATAAGCTCTTTAACCCTTGACCTAAGCATATCGACTGTTATAATCGATGTATCACTTTCATTTTTTCCAACTAAAAATGTAGATTCAATTTGTTGTTGTTGTTGTTGTTGTTGTGTTCCAGAACTTTTAGATGAGGCTTGTTCTTTTTGTTTGTGTACTGGGGTTTCTTTACTGGTTAAGTACCCTAAAAAAACCGTTAATAGACCTTCTAACTCGGGAGTTATCCCTAATGTAACTTTTACTTCTGCTAGATTTAACATGTTTTGTAATTAAATTGTGGATGAATAATTAGAGTAGTTTCAGAGATACATCAACTATATTATTGAAGCAGAGTGCATCTCCTCGAAAATATGTACTAGATTTATTTTGTATTGCATCAATGTGTTTATATAAAAATACTGATAAGAACAGTTTATCCGATCGCTTTATTGTTTTTATTATTGATAATTAAATCAAATCTATTTTAACAATTACTACTTATATTCTAAGCAATACAAGAGTAAAGCCTCTTCTACATTTTTGTTTTCCAACCAATGCGAGGACAGCCAGTTTTATACTGACAGAAGAAGCTTTTATGTTTGCTTTATTTAGAGATAAAAATTATGTATTATTTCCTTATGTTCTATTAAAGAACTTATCAAAAAGCCTTCCTAGTAAAGATAAAATTATTCTATACAATCACTTTTTACTCGGCTTTATAAAAATCTATACTTATATTAAAGTAAACGAATGTCTCCCTCTATCAATATTCTATTGCGCACATATTGGCTATCTTATTTTTCAACTTATTATTATAAAATATATAAGCCTCGAAAACAGTGTGTTATTTTTTTATAATTACCAACCCATTTTCTTCTAATATCAGACAATCTGTCGAACTATGATAATGAATCATCTCACACAGTTCATATAAATCCTTCTTGTCCAATTCCTTTTTAGTTGTGCAGCTTTTTATTGCACTGAAGAATAAGGCAATTATAACAATCAGTACTATACTTAATAAAATATCTAATAAATTATTTTCCGTCGTTTTTAATTTACTCATAATATAAGTATTATTTGGTTTCTGCCATCAGTTGGAGGATATACAAGAGTAATTTTCCCCATCAATCAGTCTATGGCTTCTAACTAGTCTAATTTATTTTTGTGCTTTGTTATACTACTTACTTCAATTAAAGGCATATATTATTATCTCAAGCCTCTTTATCATAAAGTTTATGTAATTATCTTTTTCTTTAATTTAGCCAACTCCAACACCTCTAAACAATGTCTTTTTCCACTATTTATTTTTTTATTTACAAATATTTTGCACTTTACAAAATAAGCTGTATCTTTAACTATAGAAAGGATTTAAGTAGATTATAAAATCATTAACTAATAGTTAATGTATTAATCACTTTTACTTCCAACCAGACTACAAATGCAAATATAGTCTATAAATTCACTACATAAAACATATCAGTGTTAATAATCACTGGTTTATGTGTTAATAAATGTTGCGTGTTTAATAATTAAACGAATGTATATACACTATTATGAGTAAGAGTGCAATTGAAAGATTAATAGAATTTCATGATCATCTAAAGTTAGCTGGATATGGCGGACGCAATAAATTTGAAAAAGCCATTGGCAAATCTGAAGGATATCTATCGGGAGCATTGAAAAAAAACTCAGCAATCGGTTCCGACGTTTTATTGGAAATACGAACTATGTTTCCAGAATTAAATATGGATTGGCTTATATCGGGTGATGGAGAAATGTTAAAAACCAAATTAGGCATCAACAAATCGAAGTCTACGGAGACCAGACCCCGAATACCTTTAAATGCGACAGCAGGAACTGTATCAATAGCATTAAGTGGAGTTAAAGCTGAAGATTCAGAAGATATGCCTGTTGTGGTTGCTTTCTCTAATTATAATTATACGCTTATTGTAAAGGGAGATAGTATGGAACCCGAATTTCATTCGGGTGATGAAATAGCTTGTTTACAAGTAACTCAATCCCAATATATCCAATGGGGTAGATACCATGCTTTAGACACATCACAAGGGATTCTGATAAAGCGGATTTATGATGATGGAGACTGTATATTATGTAAATCGGAAGCTCATGATTTATATAAAGATTTTAAAATCCCCAAAAAAGACATTTACAACATAGCTCTAGTTGTCGGTCTGTTACGCAGATATTAA